CCTCGTTGTCGGAGGCTCGCGTGACTCTGCCCTTTGAGCCCTCGCCTTCCTTCTCGGCCTCGATCAGCTTCTTGTGGACGTCGCGGTTGGCGCGCGTGGTCGCGACAGCCTTGTCCATGCTCCCCTGCAGGCCGTCCACCTGGACCTGGTACTCGGCCGAGGTCGTCGTAAGCCCGTCGAGGATCACACCCATCGGAGTCCAGGCGGGGATGATGCCGTCGGCCATGTCGACCAACTGCGTGAACACCCCGGACTGCTCCGCCTTGAGGCCGGAGAGCTGCGCTTTAGTGGCGGCCGTGGCCTGCTGGTACGCGGCGAACGCTCGGATCGAGGCACGCTCAAGCGCACCCGCCTCCTCGGTCAGCTCGCCCGTCGCCACCTTGAGATCGATGGTCGCGTCTCGCGTGTCCTCGAGGATGGGCGTGAGGGCCGCCTCGGCGGTCGCCAGCCACACAGCCGACTCGGCCGCCCGGTCGGACTCCTCGGTGTAGACCCGGTACGCGACGTAGGCGATAGCCGCAGCTTCCGCGATGGCGAGGAGGGCCACCCCGAGCGCGACGCTTGAAAGGCCGAGGGCGGCGCCTACCTCGGACGCTACCTCGCCCACGTCGGCGAGGTCGGCCAGGTTGCGGCTCGCGTCACCGGCGGCGGGAGAGAGGAGGGAGAGCGCGCCGGCGAGCTTGGCACTCGACTGCCCGGCCTTGCCGGCCTTGTCGCCGAAGTCCTTGGCGCCCTTCGCCGCCTCGTTGGAGGCGCGCGCCGCGTCCTTCGTGGCCTTCTCGACGGCTCGGAGCTCCTTCCCGAGCTGGGCGGCCATCGCCTTCCCTTCCTTGGTCGCGATGCCAGGGATGGAGGCCATGTCGGCCTTGAACTTCTCAAGCCGCAGCTCAAGGTCGATGCCCACCACAGGATTCGCCATCAGCCGCCCCCATTCTGTAGACGTGTGGCGAGGAGGCGCCCGAGCTCGGGCGCGAGCTTTGTGGCCATGCCCTTCGCGGGCGTGCGTACCAGCGTCTGGATCAAGTAGCCCTTGCCCTGCGCGGCCAGCTCCTTACCCTCCGCCGGGCCGGTCGTCTGGATGTACCAGACGCCCTTCTTGAGGCCCTCCCCGTTTCGGCGTCCGTTCTTCACGCCCGCCCACCATGCGTCGTCGGGGGGTGGGAGCACCGGGGCGCCGGTGTTCCGCCACTCCCACCACTGCTCGCGCGTCACCGCTTTCGCCCTCAGCGCCGAGCCCCAGGGCTGATGCACGAACGCGGCAAGCGGCTTGCTCGTCTTCCCCGCCTTGCGCGTGTCCGTGCTGCCGATGCTCACGCGCACGATGCCGCGCGCGCCGTCGACCGTCGTGACGACCTGGATGTCGCCCGACTTGCCCGTCTCGCGGTCCACGCCGGCCGGGCCGTACCACTCGCGGCGGGCGGTTGCGGCGAGCTCGTCGGCGTGCTCCTCCATCACAGCCAGCGCGGAGCGCTCGACGGTCGACAGCGCCGAGCGGACGAACGCCTCAAGGGCGCCGTCAAGCGTCACCGTCGCCATGCCGTCGGAGTAGCGCAGGGTACTCATCGGCCGTGCCACGTCTGGAACTCATCCGCGGCTTTCGCCTTGGAGGAGGTGGCTCGATGGTAGGCGTCGACCTGCACTTGCTGCTCCCGCGAGAGGCCATAGAACCAACCAGGATCCCCGGCGTAGCGCAACCCGAGGGCGACGGCCGCCAGGTCTACTGCGCCGCGCCGGGAGCGGTAAAATCCGCCTGCGCTGCTACCTCCTGCTCCCGCGGCGCGAGGTGCTCGTAGATGAGCCCCACAAGCGGCATGGCCGCCTCGGCGATCTCGGCCGCCGTCACGCCCTTGCCCCGGAGGTAGCTGTACACAGCGCCCCCGTAGGCGAGAACGTCGCACCGGTGCTTGAGGAAGTCGGCGCGGGCCGCCTTCCCAAGCGGGGTGCATAGCCCCAGGTAGGCTGAGTAGACCCGCATGATGGAGCGGTGCGCCGCCTTCTCTGACTCGAGGAACCCACGCGCGAGGTCCTCGCGATCGGCGAAGTCGGGCAGGGTGACGGCCTGCGTCCCCAGGATGCGGATCGGCTCCATTAGGCCCACACGACGTCGCTGTCAGTCGTGATGAGGATCTGGCCCTTGAGCGAGAACTTGCCGGGGGCGCCCTCGGAGAAGGAGCAGGAGAGCCGGCACTTCTTGAACTCGACCGAGTCCGCGGTGCCGCCGATGGCGCTGGTGTCCGCGGTGAACTTGACGTTGAGCGCCCACACGTCGGCGCTGGCGCCGAGGGCAGAGACGCCCGTAGCAAACACGCCCTTCTTGAGGCACGCGTCCATGAGGGTCTTGTCCGTCGCGTCCGTGAAATCCGTCGCGTGGGCGCTGAAGGTGAAGGTAGGGACCTGGCCCTCCGACTTCCGCATCGCGTAGGGGGTGCCGCGGTCCTTGAGGACGATGGTGTCGGCGTAGCCCTCGGTGAGCTCGTCAAAGGCGAAGTCCCCGTCCTCAAAGGACACCGTCAGCGTGATCGGCGTGGCGGTGCTGTCCTTGATGACGATGGTGCCGTCACGCGGCATGAACGGAACGTTGGAGAGCGGCATGGAACCCCCTAAACGGTGAGCTGGTGATAAACGGAGAACGCGGACTCGGACCAGACCCAGCCGTCGAGGCCGGCCTCACGCGTGGTCGTCTCCCAACGCGGGAGCGTAAAATCGATTGTCCATGCGCCCGTGAGGAGCGCAGAGCGGATCGACGCCTCCATTTGATGGAGGGTGGCGAGGCTCGTGACGCGGTCCTTGGGGGCGAGCTGGTAGGCCAGGAGCACCCGCACAGCCTCGCGCGTGAACGTGCTCGGGGAGCGCCCGCGGTCCCCGATCGCCTCGCTCTCCACGATGGCGATGGCTACCTCGAGATGGATCGGCGAGTGCCCACCCTGGCGGATGAAGGGGTAGACTTCGACCGACTCACGCAAGCCGGCGTCCGCGGTGAGAACGCGGGCGGCGATGCGCGAGCGGATGACGTCGGTGGTGCTCACGCCCGCCCCGTGAGCCACACGGTGGGCGACAGGTTGCGGCGGCGGTTGCCCTCGGCGCCACCGTCGGGATCGGCCTGCGGGTACGTCACCAGTCCCCACGCCGTCTCGTACTGCGTGGCGTAGTTCGCCGCCTGCGACCACTCGGACGAGTCGGTGCCGCCCGTGGCAAAGTCGTTGAAGACGAGATGAAGCGTCAGGTAGAGGTGGACCTCACGCAGCGCCGAGGGCGCCAGGATGAGCCACGGGCGCTTTCCGCTCGCGATGAGGCGGCCCTCGATGCGCGCCCAGGCCTCGTCGAGGTAGTCCTGGTAGCTCGACTCCGACGCGGGACGGCGACGGGTGAGATCGGTATGCGCCCGAAGAAGGTCCACGTCGGTGATGACCGGGTAGAGCCGGCGGTAGACGAGCGCGCCGTCCGTGCGGAAGGTCGACACGACGCCGCCGATGGTGAGCGCCCACTCGAAGCGCCACGCGTCGGAGTTGGTTTGGCCGGCGAGCTGGCCCGACGAGATCGCCACGGTGGCGACCGAGGCCGTGATGGTGGCCGCCACCGCGTCGAGCACCTTGGTCCCCGAGGTGTTCCAGACGGTGAGCGTCCCCGAGCTCGGCGCCACGAGCGCACCGTCCCGGTACAGCGGGCAGGCGACGGTGTTGGCCGTGCCCGCCTCGAGGATCTCCGGGCCGATGAGGCGCGCCGAGTACAGGGTCGCCATGAGCTACCTCCCCTGCTTTTCGAGGGTGCGATCCGTGCGGACCATGGAGTCGCGGGCCTGCTTCTTCGCGGCGTCAGGCTTGAAGCCCTGCTCGATGAGCTTGCCGGTGATCCGGTCGATCGCCTCGCGGCGCCCGTCCTTCTCGCCGCTCACAGGTCCACCTGGACCGATGCGCCGCGAGAGGGGAGGACCGTGCGGCGGCGCTCCTCGATGAGGGCATCCACCACGTCGCGGGCGGCCGTGGCCTTCTCGCTTGCGGACTTGTAGACCGAGTGCTCGCGCGCCTTGTCGGCCAAGCCGTCGGCCTCGCGATGGAGCTTCTCCGCAAGTTGCTCAAGGACCCACAGCGCCGGGGGGTCGATCAACCCCGAGGAAACGAGGTTTTCGCAGAACTCAAGGTACCTCCCCTCGTCGCAGTCGAGGCGGTCGCTGCCGGGGTAGCAGCGCGTGTAGATGGAGAGCACGACATCGGGGCGCCCCTCGGGAGAGTAGAGGTAGGAGGGCGCCTGGCCGTCGACCTGGTGGGCCTTGGGGATGTGGCCGAAGGGGATGATCGTCCAGCCGCGATCCGCAGAGGCCGCGCGGGCCTCGCTTGCGTTGATGCGGTCGCCGATCTTGGAGATGCTGTTGAGGCCCGGCATGAGCGCGATTCGCCCGAGCAGGGGGATGACCTTGCCGCCCATGACGGTCCAGCGGGCGGGGTGCGCCTTGAGGATGAAGGGCCCGCTCGCCTCGACGCGCGTCAAGGGGACACCACCCGGCGCGGCTCCCATGTTGGGGACCACCGACACACCCGCGGCGCCCTCGGCTGAGCTGCTGAATGTGGAAGGCGCCGAGGCGTCGGCGACGAAACCGGGGGCGATCTTCTTGGGTGGCATGGGAAGGCTCCTTTGAGAAACGGACGAGGCCGGGGCCGGGGCCAAAGGAGAAGCCTTCAGCCCCGGCCCCGACCGTAGAGGCTCAGGCGTCGGTGACGATCGAGACGCCGCAGAGGTCGATGCCCTCGGCCGCGCCCAGGTACCGGTGCGAGACGTAGGCGGTGAGGCCGGACTTGGCGTTGCGCGAGCGCTCGAACAGGATCTTCCCACCGATGATCATCGACTGCCCGGTGGGGTCATCGTTCACGATGGTGCCGTCGGCCCACACGATCGCGCCGCGCCCAAACACACCACCCGCACGATCGGCCGTGGCGTTCGCCGTGGGGACGTACGTCGACGTGAACACGTCCGCACCGCAGAGGGTGCCCTGGAAGCCAACGCCGCGAACGGCAAGCGCTTCCTGGGAGGCCGCGGCGTACTGGATCGCGCCGCCGGCGGTGATGGCAAGATCCTTGCGGATGTCGCCCCACTGGACCGGATGGAGCACCGCCATGAACGGCCCCTGCACCTTGTTGACTTCGAGCGCGGTGAGCGCGTCGAGGAAGTTGGCGAAGGTGGCGTCCACGCCCGTGCTACCCACCGTCGTCGCGAAGTTGTCGACGAGGTTGGCGACGAGGCTGGTGAGGGTGACGGCGCCCGAGACGATCGCGTCCTGCGCGAACATCGTCATGTTGATGACGCCGCCGTCGGTCATCTTGGCGAGGTCAGAGGCCTCGTAGCTCTTGGAGTAGCGTGCGACGGCGACAGTGGAGGACCCGTCGGTGAGGGCGCTGTTGGCGACCGCCGAGCCGTCACCCGTAGAGGCGAGCAGGTCGTAGCCCATGAGGCCGACCTGGGGCACCTTGATGGTGTTGCTCGAGGCCGCGGCGATGTCGCCGGCGTAGAACAGCGCCGGGTGGTTGGGCAGCGCCATGCGATCGGCGAGCATGAGCAGGTACTGGTTCGAGAGGGCCTCAGCGAGCGTCAGGTCGCCGATCCCGGAGAAGATGATTTCGTTGGCCATTGGGGTATCCGTAGGTGAAGCGTTGGATGCTCTTGCCTACGGCTTTTACGGGTGGCCGACCCCGGATGGCATGACGAGAGTAGGCGGTTGCGCCGCCGCTGTCAACGGCGCTGCTGCCCGTAGGCCACTTGGAGCGCCTTCACGGGCTCCCAGTTGCCCGAGCGCTGCGCCTGCTCACGCGCCGCACGGAGCGCCTCGGCGGTCACGGTGGGCGCCGCGGGGGCAGCGACACCCGTGGCCGTCGAGCGCGGCATCGTGCGCGCCTGGTGGCTCTCGGCGGCAGGGGCCGCCGGGGCACCGACGAACGGGGCGAGCCCCTTGGGAACGGCGGCGCCCTCGACGCGGAGGCTCGCGACGTACTCGCCGACGGACTTGGGGCGCGCCTCGGCGGGCAGGCGGCCGTAGTAGTGCCGGGCGAGGCTGATCCCCTCCTCGTCGGTGATGCCCTGGCCCATGAGCTCGCGCTCCTCGGCCCACGTCGAGCGCTCGGCTCGCAACGCGGCGAGCTCGTCGGCCGCGGCACGGTGCGCGGCGAGCTGGCCCTGGAGCGCCTCGTTCTGGTCGGCGAGCGCCTTCCGCTCCGCGTTCACCTTGGCGAAGCGGGGATAGGGCACCGCCTGCTCTGCGGTGGCGTCGGTAGCAGGTGCGGGCGCTTCGGGGGTACTGGCGTCAGACAAGGGCGGCTCCTTCTTGCGGGGTGAACGTGCCCGAGATGCTCGCGACCAGCGCGGCGACCTCGGCCTCCTCGAGGCGACCGTGGGCGATGGCGGTGAGCGCCTCGTCTCGCGTGACGCCGGGGTGGATCTCCATGTAGGCGGACACCGGCCCGACGAGGCCGGCCGCCATGCGCGCCGAGAGCTCCGTGAGCTGCGCCGCCTGCTCTGCCGGGGACCGGGGGAGGCCTCGGTACTGGACACGGTAGTCGCGCGGCTCCTCGCTGTAGCTGGAGCCCGTGGCGCGGTTCAACAGGGTGGCGATGAGCGCCAGCGTGAGGCCGTCGCCCTTGCGGAACTGCGGCTCGAAGGTGCGCTGAAACTCGCGCACCGAGTCGCGGGCGACGGCGAGCGAGTAGCCGGAGCGGATGTCCGCCTCCTGGCGCGTCACGTCGGGCGGTTGGAGGCCGGCGAGGGTGAGGATCCGCTTCTCGTACATCGCCACCGAGCGGAGGAGCGCCTCGGGGTCGGCCGGGCTCGTCCACTGCCCCACCGTCGCCTGCCCGACCATGCTCGGATCCGGCCGCAGGATGAGCAGGGTCGCCGGGTCGCTCACCACCTCGCGCCGGGAGCCGCCGTCCCCGTCGGGCGTTTCGGCCCCCGCGGGCTCCGCACCGATGGCGTAGCGCTGGGCCCATGCGGCGTTGCGGAGGACGTGGCCGAAGTAGGTGAGGTACACGCCAAGGGTGAGACTGCCGCTCACGATCTCCCGCATGGTGTAGGGATCGAACAGGAACCCCGTCTCGGCCGCGTGGTAGAGGACGTAGGGCAGGATGGGCGTGCCGTCGGCCTTGCGGTACGGGTAGGCCTCGCCCGAGTAGCCCGCCCCGAGGACGTCCACCGTCACGTCGATGCCGGCGGGGGTGACGACGGTGTAAACCGGGGCCGCCGGATCGGTGATGTCGAGGTCGTGCCACACCCAGCCGAACACCGGCTCGAGCACCGCCTCACGGACGCGCGCGAGGACCGACGGGTGCCCCACCTTGCCCCAGGCCTCTACGAGGTCCGGGAACACCGGGCGGACGACGACGACGCCCGCGGCGTCCACCTCGACGCGGAGGAGCATCTCACGCAGGCCGAGAACGTCACGCTGGACCCGCTGCATGAGCGGCCACAGCGCGGCATCGGCGACGGCCTCGAGGAGGCCTTCGTCACCGGTGCGGACGCGCACGTCGGGCGCCTCGTTGTAGAGGACGGCAACCTGCTGCCACAGGCTCAGGTAGGGGTTGGCCGTGAGGTCCACCGGCTTCCACGCGTCGGCCCGCACGTTGCCGAGCGCCTGGCGCAGCAGCGCGTCGAGGTCCGCCTCGTAGGAGGAGTAGAGCATCCGACGCCGGAGGCGTGTGTGCTCGACACGCTGCAAGTCGTGGATGCGAGTCGGCGTCGGGGGGTGCGTCGTGTATGCGTCCATGAGTTATCCTATCACAAGCTATCGGAATCGCACGGTGTTGCGCGCGATGGAGCCGGGGCGGAAGATGAAATCCTTGACGCTGTAGCGCCACGCGTCGATCGAGTCCTTAAGGGGGTGGTCGCGGGTGTAGTCCCAGGTTTCCAAGGCCTTCGCCATGAGCTCACACCGGGGATGGATGACGATGCGGCCCGCGGCGAGGCCCTCGTAGAGGTACCGGCACCCGGCGTCCATCGTGCCGCTCGACGCCATGCCGTCCTTGGCGTTCAAGATGCGCGGCGACAGCGCGTTGATGGGGACGCCGAGCTCGCGCGCGATGGCCCTTGAGGTGAGGAGGTTGGACTTTTCCACCCAGCGCGACTGCACGGGGTTGTCGCCGTAGATGCTCGACAGGTCGCGCCAGCGCACGCCGTGCTTTGAGAGCATCGTCACCACCTCCGCGGCGAAGCCCTCCGAGGTCGCGATCCCCGGCATAGCGACGAGGTCGACGAGGTAGATGAGCTCCTGCTTTCGGCCTCGCTCGTCCTCGTACTGCTGGACCTGGGACAGCGCCGCGACCTGGCCGTAGGCGCGATCGGCCGCCGCGTAGTCGATGCCGAGGACCCACCGCACCGTCGAACGCGCGGGGTCCAGGCGCACCGCCCCGTTGACGTGCTGGGCGCGATCGAAGCACCGGAAAAACACGCCCTCGGGGCGCGTCTCCCACTCGCCGTCGAGGACCACGGGGGCGTACACGGGCGGGGTGCGGGCGCGCATCTCATCGATCCACCCCTGGTCCATCGGCGTCCCGTCGAGCAGACGCAGCGGGCCACGCGCGCCGAGCGGCGTGAGGTTGGCCTCGGTGAGGCGGGCGTGGACCTCGGTGACGGCGCCGGCCTCGACGAGCGCGCGCAGCCACTCGCACGGGCGATTGATCGGGGTGAGCGTGATCCCGATGGTGCCCGCCCGCCGCATCACTCGCTTGTCGAGCTCGCGGTAGATGTCGGGCGCCGTCGGCTCGTCGATGGCGACGTAGTCGATAGTCGCGCCGGCGAGCGCCTCGGGCCCCTGGTTAGTGGTGCGGAAGCGGACGATCGACGAATTGCGGAACACCACCGCGGGGTTGTCCTTCCCAAAGCCGTTGCGCGGGTCGAAGCTCGTCCCCGGCCGTAGCTGGTCGCGGGGCGCGAGCTCCCAGAACTTCCCCATGATGGCGACCGACTGCGCCCACGACGTGCAAACGATCCAGGCCTCGATCGGCGGTGGGCGTGTGCGGTAGTGCGGGTGCGTGCCGAGGCACCGCCAGATCACCTCGGCCATCGCCGCCCAGGACTTCCCTTGCTGGTTGCCCGCCCGCAGGAGCTTGCGAGGAGAAGGCGAGCGGAGCCACTCGGCTTGCGGGGGCGTCCACTGGACCCAGCGGAGCGGGGAGGCCGCGGCGCGGTCGTTCAACGCGCGCGCCTGGTCGAGCGCCCGACACAGGAGCGCGCTTCCCGTCAATGCACGGCCGACGTTGCCAGCTCGGCGAGGAGGCGCTCACGAAGCGGGACAGGCCACTCGCGGACCACGCCGACGAGCGTGGCGATCAGCGCGAGAGGATCCGCACCGGCCGCCGCCGCCTCCTTCGCCGCCGCCGCCGCCGCCACACGGGCGCGACGCATCTCTTCGGCCTCGCGCTCGAGGGAGGCCGCCGCCGTGAAGCTGCCGTCCATCATCGCCATCTCGGCCGCGCGACGGAGCCGGGACTCCGGGCTCGCGATCGTCCCGAGGTCCACCGTCGCCAGAACGCGATCGATCTCGGCCTCCACCTCGCGGGCCTTGCCGAGGGCGGCGACGGTCGCCGTCCAGCTCGCCGACTCGCGCGCCTCCTCGGCGATCTGCTTGAACTGCTCAAGCTGGGCCTTGAGGACACCCACGCGGCGCTCACTCGCCACCTTGACTTTCGCTCTGCTCATCGGAAACCCCCTGATGTTCCAGTTTTAGCCGTGTCGAGCGCGCGCAGGCTGACAAGCTTGCAG